GGCGGCATCATTGCAGGGCATGGGCGCACACTTGCGGCACAGCGCCTCAAGATGGCCGAAGTGCCTGTGATGGTGGCAAAGGGATGGTCAGATGCTAAGAAACGGGCTTATGTGCTGGCAGACAACAAGCTGGCGCTGAATGCAGGGTGGGACAATGAGATGCTGATGCTGGAGTTAGGAGAGATTGGCGACCTTGGTTTTAATATGGACTTGATTGGCTTTGACCCGTCTGAATTAAACAATTCTGCTGTAGATTATTCTGTGTTGGATGGTGATGACATAGACGATCAGTTAGATGACATGGCAAACGGCGTTAGAAAAGCCATACAAATTGAGTTTGAACCAGAACATTACGAAGAAGCCCAAACGCTTGTAAAGTTTTGGAGAGACAATAAATCCTATGTTGGCATGATGTTAATAAATCATTTGCGTAATGAAAAATCGAAACTGTGAAAGTATTTACATTTTTTTATAATCGTTACGAAACAGCAAGCACATCTCAAGCGCTTGCGGAAAATAGCATAGATCACACGGTTTTAATACACAGTACAACTGATTTGCAAAAATTTGTAAAAGGCAACACGGTACACGGCAAAGCCCTAGTTACAAACAACGGAAAGGGTTTGGCCTATCAGCGCAACAGTGCTTTAGACATGATGGACACAGGTGAATGGGGTGTGTTCATGTGTGATGATTTCCAGAAAATTAAGGCATATCCAAAAGAATTTATATTTAGCAAGACCAAATCCATTGCCATAAACAACCAAAATCAAAACAGTTACAGGCTAAAAAACCAAATTAACCTAAAAGAAATGTTTAGTTGGTTTCCTAAATTGATTGAGTTGGCAGAACAAAATAATATTCATTTGATTGGGTTTGGCTTGCATGACAACCCAATGAATTTGAAAAACAAATTTGGCACAAAGGGATTGGCAGATGGAAGATTCTGGCTTGTAAAAAAGTCTCATTACAAATTTGACCTAAACGCCCAATTGATTGATGATGTGGCATGGACAGCAGAAAACCTTGTAAGACACAAAAATGTTTTGATTCTTAACTGGTGCGTCCCTTATTTTGAACGTTATACAGCTGGAGGCTTTGGCAGTACAACAGAACGCAAGGCACTCCGCATAAAAGAATGCGCTTATTTGGCAAATAAATTTGACCCATTAGTCAAGATTGCAGAAAAGCCTGGTTGGGACTATGGCACACATATTCGGATATATGGTTCAGACAGGAATATCGCAGCAATCAGGCACAATAGAGGCCTTTTATGAAAATTTTAGAGCTTGTGCAATACACACACACAGTAAAAATAGGTGACGTTTGCGGCGATATAGAGCCAAACGTCACTGAGGATACATTGTTTACCGTTGATGGTGTGCCTGTAGGTTTTTACATAAAAGAACTGACGGGCCGCATCAAGCAGCTTGCGGATGTTGCAAACTCCGAACTGTTGAGCGACAGAGTGCCAAAAACAGAAATGAGCCGTGGGCCACAAGGCAACAAGGCTGCAAAGTTAGAACGGGAAAAGTCAGGCACACAGCTTGTTACGCAGTTCAGCACGATATTGGGCGGTGTTGCCCCAAAGCCGCACATGAAGCGGGATTACCCAACAATATCCAGCGTTCACCAGATTAAATCAGCGCAGACGTTCATCAAGGCCATGATGCTGCTGTGCAAAGAATCTGAAAGCCTGATGCAGAAAATAGCGCCAGTAATATACGATAATCAAAAAAAAATCATTTCTGAAAAAGTTCCACCGCAGTATAGGTTTGGCGAGCTTTTTACATCAAGTATCAGCAACTTTAATATTGCAGCACCTTATCACAGGGATGCAGCAAATCTAGAGGGATGTGTCAACGTGATTATTGCAAAAAAGGTCAATGCTCGTGGTGGCAATACAACCGTGCCAGACTATGGAGCAACCGTAGACAGCAGGGATAATTCAATGTTGGTGTATCCAGCTTGGCGCAACGTGCATGGAGTTACGCCTATACGCCCAACTGTAGAGGGCGGCTATCGTAATAGTTTGGTATTTTATCCACTCAAGGCTTTTAATGCATACTGGTGATATATGACTAAAACTGAAAAACCCACTTATAAAAAGATCGGCGGCAATGGCGGCGCAAGACCAGGCGCAGGCCGACCAGCTTTTGAACCAACAGCAGCCGAGCGCAAACAGGTAGAAGCACTCAGCGGCTACGGCTTGCCCATTGACCAGATAGGCGCACTGGTGCGGGATGGAATCAGCGTTGATACCCTTAGAGCGCACTTTGGCAGCGAACTAATATCAGGCAAGTCAAAGGCAAACGCACAGGTAGGGAAAACTCTATTCCAAAAGGTAATGGCAGGCGACACGACTGCGGCTATTTGGTGGAGCAAGACGCAGATGCGATGGGCAGAAACCCAGAAACATGAGCTAACTGGCGCTGACGGTGTGCCGCTAGAGTTTGCCAAGATAGAGCGCGTAATCGTCAAACATGGGTAAAACCCTACAACTGCAAACCCCAGAGTGGGCGCTGCCCCTGCTGGAAGGCAGTCGCTACAAAGGCGCATGGGGTGGTCGCGGTTCGGGAAAGTCGCACATGTTTGCCGAGTTAATGATTGAGGCGCACATCATTGACCAAAAGCGGCGCAGCGTTTGCGTCCGTGAGATTCAGAAATCCCTCAATCAATCGGTCAAGCGGCTGCTGGAGACAAAGATAGAGGCCATGAACGCTGGCGCTTACTTTGAAATACAAGATGCCGTTATTAAGTCCAGGAAGGGCGATGGGGCGATTATTTTTCAAGGTATGCAGAATCACACAGCCGACAGCATAAAGTCGCTGGAAGGCTACGACTGTGCCTGGGTGGAGGAAGCGCAAAGCCTAAGTCAGACCAGCCTTGACCTACTGCGCCCAACAATCCGCAAGCCTGATTCTGAATTGTGGTTCACGTGGAACCCTCGGCAGAACAGCGACCCCGTGGACTTTCTATTACGTGGGCCAGAGCCGCCAAACGATGCCAAAGTGATTAAGGTTAACTTTGGGGAAAACCCGTGGTTTCCTGACGTACTCAAAGACGAGATGGAGTACGATAAGCGGCGAGACCCTGACAAATATCAGCACGTTTGGATGGGCCAATACCTGAGAAACAGCAACAGCAGGGTATTTAGGAATTGGAAAATAGACGAGTTTGAAGCACCAACAGAGGCTATCCACCGCCTTGGCGCTGACTGGGGCTTTGCGGTAGACCCGACAGTATTGGTGCGCTGCCACATAATTGGGCGCACGCTTTACATTGACTACGAGGCGTATATGGTGGGCTGCGAGATTGTGAACACGCCCGAACTATTCATGCAAGTGCCGGAAGCTGAGAAATGGCCGATCGTGGCCGATTCAGCTAGGCCGGAGACCATCAGCCACATGAAGCGCAACGGTTTCCCCAAGATAATGACAGCGGTCAAAGGGCCAAAGTCGGTAGAGGAAGGCATCGAGTTTCTAAAGAATTACGACATCGTGGTTCACCCGCGCTGCACGCACACTATTGACGAACTGAGCCTTTACAGTTATAAATCAGACCCATTGACAGGGCGAATCCTGCCGCACCTTGAGGACAAAAAAAATCATGTGATTGATGCCTTGAGATATGCCTGCGAAGGTATCCGGCGGTCAGTGGTCACAAAAGCGGCTACATTTACGCCATTGCCTAACGTCAAACGGTGGTAATCAAAGGACAAATATGGCACGAATACCCAACGACCAACGCCTATCTAATCTGCACGCTGATGCGCTCCGGCAGTTTAATGACATCCAAACGGCGCTGCGCGATGAGCGCTTACAGTGTTTGCAAGACCGGCGTTTCTATTCTCTTTGCGGTGCGCAGTGGGAAGGCCCACTCTATGACCAGTATGAAAACAAGCCCAAGTTTGAAGTCAACAAGATCATGCTGGCGGTTATTCGTATTGTCAACGAATATCGAAATAACCGCATCACCGTTGATTATGTAAGCAAGGATGGGTCAGAGAATGACAAGCTGGCCGAAGTCTGTGATGGGCTTTACCGCGCTGACGAGCAAGCCTCAGTAGCTGACGAAGCCTACGACAATGCTTTTGAGGAAGCCGTAGGCGGCGGCATTGGAGCATGGCGGCTGCGCACCGTCTATGAGGACGAAGAGGACGATGAGAACGACAGGCAGCGAATTCGATTTGAGCCAATCTACGATGCTGACAGTTCCGTATTCTTTGATCTGAACGCCAAGCGCCAGGACAAGTCAGACGCCAAATTCTGTTTTGTGGTCACAAGTATGACCCGCGACAGCTACATGGAAATCTATAACGATGACCCGACAGACTGGCCTAAGATCATCCACCAGTATGAGTTTGACTGGGCAACGCCTGATATTGTGTTTGTCGCTGAATACTACAAAATAGAAGAAAAGTCCGAGACCATCCGCATATTCCAGGCCATTGACGGAACCGAGGAACGCTACACCGCCACCGACTTTGCAGATGACGAGACCCTAGAGGAAACCCTAATGGCTATCGGCACAAGGGAAGTCAGGCAGAAACGGGTCAAGCGGATGCGTGTACGTAAGTACATCATGTCGGGCGGTAAAGTTCTTGAGGATGCTGGATACATTGCTGGCAAGTGCATTCCCATCGTCGTTGTCTATGGCAAACGGTGGTTTGTG